ATGAACTTAAGGGAGGTTCAAGCTGCGTATTTTATTTTAAATTGTTTAGACCCTGATAATTATACTGTTAAACTGTATGTTAAGGATGGTTGCAAAATTTTCAGTGCAGACTTTTTAAAAATCTCTGAAACAGGTTGGTCTGTGATTCAAGAAAGTTTGGATGAAGATTTTGACTTTTCAAACCCAAAGATATCCATAGCAAGTGGTGCGGGAAAAGGATTCCTTTGGGCAAAAGCTGCTAAGACATGGAATGATAGTTTTTCATATCCTAGACAATCAGTAAAACTTTTGGATCATCCCCAACTATTATTAGAAAAAGTTAAAGCTTTTATAGACAATCTGCAGATAGAAGACTATAGAGAATTTTCTACATTGGCTTACAATACGGAATATATTGATGGAAAAAAATTCAATTTTTGTTTGTTGCCAGAATCCAATTACGAATTATTTACTATTGAAGTTTCAGAAAATTAGACTCATACTTTAATAGATTGTAACAATACTGAAGACTTGCGTATGCTTCGTCATATGTTAAGTCTTCTTCTTTTAATAATTTAGTTAGTTTTTCTCCAACCTCTTTAACGCTTGATCCAAAAACTTCTTCTGGTTTATTGTTACGTTTGAATTTGCTCAGATAATGTTCGCGTGCACTTTCTTTATCCATTCGTTTTTCCTCCAATACATAAATTAATAGACAGCAACGGATGAAGAATTTAGGAGGAGTTCTCACACTCCTTAAAATATTTCGTTTCTAATGTTTCTTATCAGGCTTTGCCGTGGAAGGACTATACTTTATAGGTTCTGCTACTGGAGTGTTGATATTCCCTTCTGGTAAATCAATGCTCCAATTTGCTTTTACAAAAAAACTAGAATTTTCACTTTCAGCTTTATTCACAATAGCTGTTTCATCATCTCTTGTTTCCACTAGCCTACCTCCGTTCGATACATAATTTAATAGACAGCAGCATACGAAGAATTCAGAAGGAGTTGAGTTCACATCCTTTTCTTCATATTTGCTGCTGTCTATCGAAGCTTAATTAAAACGATGAGGGAGATTTCCTCCCTTACATTTTATTTTGTCGAAGTCCTGTTTCCTAATCTTTCGACACTATCATAATATCACTGGTAAACGGCTAAAAACCGCCATCATTCCGCCAAAAAACCGCCAAATTATTCGATTAAAGTTATTTGAGGATATTCTAGCTTAGTTGAACAATAGCTAACCGTCACTTCACGTGAGTACTCAAATGTACCTCCACATATATCGCATTGTTCTTTGCCTGTTTCATCTGATTCCCATGAATCACATTGCAAATCTCCGCAATACGGACACATAATTTCATCCGAATACTGATAATCATATTCTGGAATTTCCTTTAATTCAAAAGATTCAACAATAAGAATGTCATTTTCAGGATCATGCATACAACTCATATAGTTTCTGCCTTTGTAGGAAAAAGGCTGGTTAAACTCTATTACTTTATCTGTTTGAAATAGAGGTTCTACATTTTTAATATTTTCAAGTACTGTTTGTCTATAATCATAATCTTTTTTAGTATAAACTTTCATTGACTCCACCTCTTATTTATAAGCAATTTTTTCCCCATGTTTATACGCTTCTGCAAACTCTATTAGAGCTTCCGATTTCATCCGTTGTATGCTTCTTTCTGAATAACCCACTTCACGGCTAATCCTGTAGTTTGAGAAGCTATCCGGCACACAGAAGCTGTAGTAGAGTATCTGACGACTAATCAGACTAAGTGCCATCAAAGCCGCTAGAATCGCGTCTCTCTCTGCTTCTATGTCCATCATCTGAATGATCGCGTCTTCTGCCTTATTGCCGTGCTTCGGTGCCTTCGGCATATCCGTAATAATCGGAGACTTAATATCTATCAAAGAGCGACCTGCCATCCGCTCCAAACGCCGAAAGTTCTTCAGCACATCTCTCGCATTACATCTTGTCTGTTTGAAATCTACCTCTCGTAACAATTGCACCAAGTCAAACCGCTCCTTTATGTGATATAATAAACTTGTCGGATTTATTACATCAGTCGGAGCGATCCGGCTTTTTTATTGTTTTATCTGTTTTAACTGTGCTAAACTTTTCGAGTAGTGAGGTTACGCTCACTATCCATATACATGTTGAGCTATCTGGCGGAAAACAGATGGCTCACTATTTCAATATTCTGCTAAGGACAGCCAGTGGTCGGCCGTCTTTTTTATATTTTAATGAGAAGCCTTACTTATTTTTTTATCTTTATTACGAAAAATGATATTATCTATTGATAATAAAGCGTATAGGAGATGGTTGAGTGACTATGTGGAGCATGCTGTTATTTTGGATTCCCGTTTGTATTGGTATCGTCGCATTTTGTTACTTTGTCAAACACTCTAGAACAAATAAGCTCCTCATGTTATCTTTTTTACCTATAGTATTTTTTATTGTACAAATTGTTAAATATACCTATATTGAATCGCAAGAAATATTCATTTTTTATGTGGTAGGTTTATTTATCTCTGTGGTCTTTTTCATAATAATACTTTCCTATTTTTATAAAAAATAAATTTTTCTCTTAGAAGTACATTTTTTCGCTGTTTATATAGCCTTCATATCCACTAATCGAACAACTGCAATATTCACTTTGCTCTTCGCTAGCTCTTTGTCACAGTCCATCGTGTTTTCAATACGAATGATCGCTGAGTGATTATAGACGTGTTCTACATATCCTCTGAACGGATAAACGAACTCTTCTGCTTCACAGCGGACCATGTCACCGATTTTGACTTTTGGTTTCTTACGTTTTTTAGGGTTCTTTGTCGGCATATCTAGCATTAAACCGCCGATACCGTGACTACTAGCGTAAAATCCGTCTTTTAATTTCATTCTTTTTCCTCCTCATGATCGATAGTGACCAGTTCATATACTTACGTTAATCCACCAAGTCGTCGTGAAACTTGGTTAGCTTCTTTGAGGTTATCAAACCATCTTGCACTTTGGAGTATGTCTACAATGGATAATGTGTTAGCCCCTATAGAACGTTCATCACTTCTGTAAAATTGATTTCCAAACTTTACTACATAAATCTTCATTCTGCTTCCTCCTCAATCGTCCAAGCATTTGTAAATTTCTCTAAGCTTATTAGTTCATCTTCATTTAAATATCCGTAACCATATAAGGATTCTAAAAGGTCTTCTTTTAAATAGCCTCTAAAATCAAGTCTGAGACCGCTTAGGATGTATACAAAGGTTTTATTTCCATAAAACTTGATTGTGTATGCTTTCATCCCACTTCCTCCTCTTTAGCTGTCAATTACTTACTCGCAAGTCACTAAAATGGCTACTTCATCGATAAAGTTTCCATCTTCGTCTTCCATTCCTTGCTGAATGCTAATGTCGGTAATCTGCTTAAAAAATCCGTTGTCATAGCCTTGTGCGTTTATCACTACTTCGACGTCTCCGAAAACCTCTTTGAGACTATTAATTTTATTTACTACTTCCGATGCGTCCATGACTACACCCCTTTCCAGTTAAAAATCTCTGTCGTTAATAGACTACTGTTCAAAGTATTCACCTTCGTTCATCCTTCCTACTCCTCTTCCACTGGCACAGCAAATGGCCAGAATCTTTCATCAATTGCTTTAATCTGTTTTTCGGTCAGTTGGTAGTGGTGTGCAAGGTATTGCGGCAGGTAAGCTGTTGATATTAGTTTAACTTCATTACTGCAACTGATCTCCTTGACAAGGTAATCGCCAGCAATTATTACACTGTACAACGGATCTTTCTCAACCTCGTAACCGTGCAGTAAAGCTCCGACCGCCTTCTTTTTATTAGGATAATCATCACCTTCATTCTCAACAATCCAGTTCAACAGCTCTTTTGTTCCTGATGGCGCTCTGCCATTATCGAGTTCATAATCAACACCATACCCCCAGCCCGCGCGTGTAATAAGAGAGATAGCATAAAACTTGTCACGTTTTTCCAGGACTTGTTTTGCCCAATCATCAAAAAACTTAGGCATAACTGGTTTCTTCGGTTCGTCTAGTGTTACTTTTGGTTGTTTCTCTTTTAGTTTAAATTGAATGTTAGATGTGTTTAAATAGCTTAAATAGCCTGAATGCCAATCGAAACCATCATCATCTTTAATTGCTGGTTCGTTGTCACTATACAAAAATACTGGATATTCTTTACCTACTGTCCACCATGGCCTATCAGACTTTGTGCAAATATATGTTTGTCCTTCTTTAAAATCTAATGTGTTCATTGTTTTCTCCTTACCCAAGTTCGACTTCTATCTCGTATTTATCAATCAATTCCTGTTTATTCATCACTGTTCCTCCAATAACTCGCTATTCTCGTATATATTTCCGATGACTTCTTCTCTACCAGTCCACGAATAGCCATTACTTAATCCTGAAAGATACCACGCTGGCATTCCTCCAAAAAATGTTCCTCCATATTTCTCTAACCAAATTACTTCATGAGGACAACCCCTAGTACATCTGATGATATCGCCTTGGTAGACATCCACACCATTCTTATCTTTCAGTCCTGTGGATTGCATGAGGACTAAATTTCGTACATGATACGATTTCAATTCGGAAGGCGTCTTCCAATATTCGATACTGTTGACCTTGCCACCTTTAGTAAAATGTAAGACTGCTACTTCTCTCATAACGCTCTTTCGCTTATCCCACGCTCGAAATCTCGTTATCATTTGCTGTCCTCCTTCTGTAACTCGCCGTAAATTGAACATCTGCGTCTAATTGCTTTTACTCTGCGTTCATTTTCGATTGTGGGCCGAATTTCGTATGTTCTTTTCGCCATTTTCAATTGATTTCTAGCACCTCTTAATGCATCTGAATAGATTTCTTTTGGCATCATCATTTGCTGTCCTCCTCAGCACAAAACGCACTTCTCATCAATATTGCATCTAGTGCTTCGTTAACTAACACGCTTGTCCATTCTCGTAACACTTCGTAATCTTCCCAATCGATATCATCTTCTTCGATATTGGCTCTAGCTAGTAATTCATCTACAGTCAAATCATTTTTACTTTCATTTATAATTTCTTGTAGTGTTACAATTGATATTTTCTTCATTATTTCTCCTCCTCAATCTCACATGCCTGTTCAAACTGTCTAGTGATGTTTTCTAACGCTTTTTTGTACTCGATAATACTTTTTATCGTTCTTTCTTCACTTAACACGTAATCGCGTTGTATTGCCTTTAAACACGATGAGACAGTTTGGAAGTATCCAATATCTGCTCGTGATTCTTCTTTTGTTTCTGTGTAGCGGATGTTTCCTTCTTCGTCTCGTCTTACCTTCGATAAGACAATGTTTCTAGAATCACTGGTAATTCGATAATCTTCGATTCTCATGTCTAGCATTTTTTCTCCTCCACATACCTAAACTGTCGCCCCTTTGAATCAATCCATAAGCTCCTAGCTCTATCCCAGATGGTGTTTTTGCTTAATCCAGTAATTTCAGATAACTGTTCAGCAGTACCTGTTACTAGAATTCGATCACCATGCCAGATTGCAATTTTTCTCGGCGTTTTCCGTTTAGGCTTTTCAGTCCACATTGGTTTACCAAGCTTTTGGACTTCTGCAACTATTTCTTTGTCTTCTTGCCAAGATTCTAACTTGGTTAATTCAGCAATTCGTTTCATTGTCGCTTTCTTATCCATTTTTTACACCTTCGATCTCACATTCGTTTTCGAAGTGTCTAGTAATGCGCTCAAGCGCCTTTTTATATTCGATGATGCTTTTTATTACCGTTCCTTCCGATTGCGTATAATCACGCTGAATCGCCCTCAGACACATCGATAACGTTTGATAGTAGCCGATATCAACACGAGACTCTTCTTTCTGACCCTCGCTATTTTCGATATAGCGGATATTTCCTTCTTCATCACGTCTGACTTTTGATAGAGTGATCTGTCTTGAATCACTTGTGATTCTGTAATCCTCAATTTTCATGTCTAGCATGTTGGTCCTCCTTGTCACTTTTTTGTCCGAAAAAACGGACAATTTATTGTTATTGATTTCTGATCGTCATTTCTTGTTGACTTTTCTCATCCACGCCTGATTTTCTTTTTTGGGCTTTGATGGTTGTTTGAGTTTGTTTTCATAACAGACTTCTTTAATCACTTCCCCACGCCGCTTAATGACAAAGTCCATATCGTTATGCTCCTTTTAGTAATTTCAATACTTGATCTAAAGCACTCTCACGACCGCCGTGAAACGTGTTAAGCCATTTGTCATCATGAGAGGTACTTTGCCTTAGTGCTTCTACGTGCATTAATTCAATCTGTGCGATTAGCTTTTTAACGTCCATATTACTTACCACCTTCAAGAGACTTTAGATAGTTTTGTAAACCGCTTATGCAAACATCAAAAGGGACGTCAAAGTACTTTGAGTTTGTTAACCATGATCTATCTACAAAGATCACATAGTACGAGCGTAATTTAATCCATGAAACGCGGTCTTTACCGCTGACATCGAAGTCCGGTGATTTAATTTCTCTATAAACCATTCTCAGGACTTTAAGCTCTTCGTCGTCATTTGATTTTCGATTAGCTATTTTCTGAATTAGTTCTAAATAATTTGATTTCAACTTTTACCTCCTAGAATGGGACGTCAGGGTCTAATTCATTACTTGATGCAGTAGGTATAGAATTGTTCTTAGCCCAGTCAGGAAGCTTCTCTCGTCTTACATTGCGATTAAAACCACTTGATACCTTCTTAGGCTGATTATCCTTCTTAGCCCAATTACGAATGGTAGCTAGATAGTTCTTATAGGTCTTACCTGTTGAAGCACAGTACTCTGATAATCGATCAATCCGTTCTTGATAATCGTTAGGAAATTCGGTTTTGAGTTTATCCATCTGTTCATCTGTCAAAAGAACATTTTTATATTCTCCGTATTTGTGACGGATGGGCGTAGCCTTCGTTTTTTTCGAAGGCGTTATATCTTTTATCTCTTTACTAACCTTACCTAACCTAACCTAACCTGTGTATCCATTTGGTATACCGTTTGGTTGTCATCTGGTATACCAAGTTTTTCATCATGTTTAGGAAGTTCTTCTGCAAATGTGTAAGCCTTGTTATCTTTGTCCGCTAGTAAAGCTTTTTCATCCTGATATAACGTAGGTTTGTAGCGATCATTACGAATATAGTTGTGTATTTTCCAATGTTTAATGACGATCACGCCACTCTCGAAAACTAAGATGAATCTTTTTGCCATAAGCAGTTTTAAATCATCATCGCCACAACCAACCATACGTTGTATTTTTTTGGGATTATTAATAAATCCGTCATCATCTGCGCGCATTGATAGATGGAAATATAATGCCTGTGTCGATAAAGGCATATCTAGGAATGCATCAGAATCAATAATTGTCTTTGCGAACATTCTTCTTTCTGCCAAAATTATTCCTCCTCATCCACGACGATAATCGTGTACTGGTAACAAGTCTCTGTAATTCCGTTTACTAATCTATTTGTCTTAATTTTTTCAACACTAATATCACTTTGTTCAGCTTGTGTACCGATGAAAGCAAATGTCATGATTTCTAAGAATAATTTGTCTCTTGGACTCATTTTTTTATACTTAGTGCGCCATGTTTGTTCAAACGCTACTGCGTTTAAATTAATCATCATTAGCCCCCGATTCTTAATTTCTTGATTGTCTCCTGGTTTAACTTGATTCCTTTGATTTGATATTTATTTTTGAAATTAGTCACACCTATCTTGTGCTTCTCTGTGTGATGGATTCTGCAGAGTGCTGCAAATGTGTACTCTGAATGATCAACTTCTTTGCGCTTTCGTCTTCCTAGCGCTTTGTCAAAGTGATCAATATCAGCTCCTGTTTTGCCACAGATGCAACAAACTCTTTTTGTAATGCATTTGTAGAAGTAATAATCTTGATTCGCTGGTAAAATATCATAGCCTTCTTTGAAAGGAATATGATGTTCAAAAATAAAATCTAAGATGATATTCGCTAAGATATTTGCATCGCTCACTGTTGAGCTTGACTCGTCTTTAAGGCTTATAGAACGTCCTGTGACACCTTCAAAACGGAAGTAGAAGAATTCCTTCCAGAAGTCCGTTGGCATGCCTGTATCGATAAAAATATCGCCTATCAGCGCATAGATGAAGTTTCGTTGCTGCACAGTGAATCGACGTGGATCAATAAAACGAATTTCAATGATTCGATCGCCATCGTAACCGTCATACATTGTTTTCAGCCGTTCGATATTTACTTCTTCATTGATCGTTGCACCAATGTCGTTACCTTTAAATTTCTTTAGTACCGCCGAGTATGAATCTATTAGTGGTTTAAACACTCATATCACTTCTCTTTTGTTTCTTCTCTGTACTGATCTTCAATCCAATTAACGCCTCGTTTTAGAATGCCCAAGTCTCTCTTGGTCCATTTACTGTCATCAGCGGTTATAGAAGCCGCATCAGTCAATGCAACAATTGCTTCATCAATTGATTTTTCGTACTTGTTAGCAACCAGTTGTAAAGCATCCAAGAATAGCTTTTTGCTTCTTTGAGTAGCTGGTTCAAGCATCGAGACATCTTCTGGCATATCTTCGCCAGCAAATATATATAGCCCTAGCCCAAACATCGCTAGATTTTTTACAAGACAACGCATGATTGCTTTGTTGATATCAAACATCGTTGCTGCTTCACAAGTACGATCGATATAGTTTCCTGTCCATTTTTTATCTTTATATTCTTTGACTTTGTATGTGTATGGTTCATCTTTCATCGCCTTATTCGAACTATCCATGACAGGTAACCACATTTCACGTTTGATACCATTAACTGTGATATTGGTAAAAACCATGTAACCTGTTTTCTTATCAAAGACATAAGGCAGATGTGTTTCTGGATCATGATAGATTTCATAATCTACTGCCTCACACACTTTGCTAACTTCTGCCCAAGCCCATGCCCACGAAAGATAAGTGAGGTTATTTCGTTTTTCAGTAACATCTTTCACATTTATTTTGTATAAGCTATTAAAAAGCGTATTATCACTTCTATTTTTCAAAGGTTGTTCCTTTTCACTCATCAAATTCTGCCTCCATTTCAGCGATGTATTTCTTACCTGATCCGTAATAAGAGATATCAATCAAGTTATCTCTGTCGTACTCTTCTAGCGCATCAATCAAGCCATCTTCGATGACGTAAATATATTCAGGTTTATTCGAATGCTTCGATAAATGGATAAGATAAACATGATCCCAAATAGTTACGAAGTTGCCTAAATCATCTTGATCACAAGCTAGTTCTTCATCTGACAAAAGATTTCTTCTGATTTTCCGATTGTTAGCTCCTTCAATTTTCGACTTGCCCCATTCGGGATCAGTCAAATATTGATCTAGAGTGGAAAGTTCTTTTTCCATGTGGTAACATCTCCTTAGATGTATTTTGTTTGCGACTCAATGCTTGCCGGCGGAGTCGCTTTTTATTTGTTGCCATGCTTTTTGCTTATCAATATGTTGTTGGCTTAGGATGCTTGGTTTATTGTGTCTCCACCAGCGATTAGCAATTACCGTCCCTATCCTTAGCGCTTCAGCTCTATTCATTTTCATCACCGAAAAGTCTTTGTTGTCTGTTCAGTTGATCGATTTCCATGCGGATCGCAGTTTCTGGTAACCACATTTCAATAAATGAAACAGCATCATCGAATCTCTTACGAGGTAACTCGCCATATCTTGGGATTGAAAAGGTACGTTTAAATTCAGACCAAAATTTTGAGAATACTTTTTTGCTGATTTCTTCATAAGCTCGGCTTTCTTTACCTCCTAAAACTTCCATAACTTTCATATTTCCTTTTTGCTTAATTTCAAACTCTTGTTGTCCGCTAATTCGCATAGTATCTTTAAGCATGGAGACATCTTTTTTTACATCTTTCATTTCTTCTAATTGGTAGATCATCATGTCTTCAATCGTTTGAGGAACAGTATTTTTACGAATGACATCTTCCATCTCGTTGAATGCTTCAATAAATTTGAGTTTGAAACTTATTGCTTTACTTCCAGTGAATCCCATAGCTAACAAGGAAAATCCATCTCTATTCATGAAAAAAACTCTCCGACTTCTCCCATACGTGTCCGGCTCGTTTCCTTCTACAAACATCTGCTCAAAATTGAGCACACCTTCAACATTGGCCGAATTTTCGACCGATCTTTTTACTGATTCAATTGCTTCTAGCACATGCTTATGTTTCTTTTCGAAAGCTTCAGCTACTTGCAAGCTCGTAGTCACAGCTTCTTTATTTTTTAAAATTACTAATTCTTGCATTATTTCTTCTCTCCTTTTTGATATAATTTTTAATAGAAAGCGAGGTGTAGTGATAATGTTTGAAGATATTACTCATATTGAAATTTTTGGTGTACATTCAAGTGATCAAAAAACTATAAATGCTTTACTTAAAGATGGATGGAAAATTTTATCTATCATCCAAAAAAATGAAGATAATTTAAATTCATTTGGACAAATTATTTTAGGTGCAAGTGATGGCGCATATGAAAAAAACAATCTCGATTTAATATGGCAAAAACAGAAGGCTGAAAAAAGTAATGAAATTGATTATGATAATCTGCCCTTTTAGATTATTTGTACTGGCCTCTCCATTTATCCCAATCGCTAAACCTTTCATTAATTGAAGGTGGCTCTTCTTGATTATTTTGTTGTTTAACAGATTTTTCTTTTTGTTCAAAATTTTCAATAATAATTTTAAGCAACTCGTTTGTATATTTTTGCTCTACCAGTATTTTTTGTAATAATGACTTTCCAAACATTTAAAATACTTCCTTTCTAGTCAGTCTCTCCCGACTGGCTTTTTTGATCTGTACTCAGCTTCATCAAGCCCAATGAAAATCCAAAGCATGTAAACGATCGTGCCGATTAATGCTTGTCTACTACCCCATAGACCTAAAGCGTAGATGATGAATGGTGTGCTGAATACTAGCGCTCTGTTGAATTTACCCATTTGTTTACCTCCCTAAACTTTGTATTTCGCCATAAATTCATCAATATCTTTTATGTCGTATTTTGGACGACTATTTTCATCGAAGATGATTACTTTTAGACCTTGTTTGATCCATTCGTTAATTGTTCCTGCTGACGTTCCTGTATAACGTACTGCTTCTTTTTGAGTCAGGTAGCGTTTGGGTACATAGCCAACAAGTAATGAATCTAGATCATTTTTATTGATTAGTTCTTGTGCCATTTCGTTTTCCTCCTCTACAATTCGTACATAGTGATAATCGAATCTATAATTCTGTTTGCTTCTGCAGAAGTCTTTTTACCGTTTAAAATTAGAGATAAGTAGCTTTTGCTAATTCCAAATTTTTCAGCGCTTGGTAAGTTCGATTTGATAATCAAGCGGTAAACATCTGATTCTGGAATAACTTTGAATTTTTGACGACGACCTAGCGAATCGTTACCCCATGTTTAAATTGCTTAGCTTGGGACATTTTAGAGCTAAACACTAAATCATAAATTCCAAATTCACTAATTGCAATTGCTTTAGATTTATAGTTTGAACCAACCCCCTTAATCAGGGTAGTGGTTTTATCTTCCACGTGCTTTTACCTCCTTTCATATCTAAACTTGTAAACAAATTTAGTCTTGATTACACAGATAAAATGATCGAGAAAGTCATGCTTTCTATTTTCGAAAAACCTAATTAAAATCCGTAATGTTTTTAATTGACTCACTAGAAACTACAATGTTTTCACATGGTATTCTTTGCTCCTGGCTACTCACAATAGCTTGGAGCAATTCTGCTATTTCTTGTGGCGTTGCTTCAATGCTAATTTTCATGTTGTTACCTCCTTCTCTGGTATACTCACTGTAGAAAGTGAGGTGATAATTGTATGGACATTACACTTAATATTTGTATTAATGATGGTTCGGAAATTCTTGTTGATGGTTTCGATAAAATATCTTTTTCAAATAACGTCTTAGAAAAAACATGCACTAATACTGGATATTCTTGGCAAAAGTCTTATCCAGAAATTTTAAATGCAGTGGTTGAAAATAAATTTCTTATTTTTGATCGTCACGATGAAAAAGATAGTCTAGAATATAGAGATCATTCTTTTGCTTTTCGTAACGAGATTAATGAAAAGAACCAACCGTTGATACTAACTACACAATCAATTACTACAATAATTGATATGTATAACTAATCTTTAATGGCATGTTGTTTCTCTGAAGCAATATGCCAGCTTCTTTCTAAAAATACCTTCTTTGTTTCTTCTAACGCTTCTAGAGCTTCTAAAGCAGATAAATTATTTTTGACTAAGATTCCAGTTAATTCAGAAATGATTTTTACTTCATTCATTTTGTTACCCCCTTCTTTGGTATACTCACTATGAAAGTGAGGTGGATCTATGAGTAGAAAAACCAGTGTTAAAATCAGTGGCGACCTTGAAAAAATCATAAAATCCGAAGCAAACAAGATTTTAAAAAAAGGCGTCGATTATACTTGTCCTTCCTGTGGTAAAAAAATTAAAATATCTAATGGAAAAAACAAGTGTAAATATTGCGGAGCTGAAATTGATTTCAAAGGCAAGGTTTAGTCCTGCTTGATCTCAATTTCAAATTCCTTTGAAGCCAATTCGTCTGCCAACGTTTTGGCTTCTTTTAATAACTCAATATATCTTTCAGCTTTTTTTGTTGCATCATCAATTCCGATTATTTCTACAGTTATTAATTCAGTTTTTTTATTTTCCATCTATTTCTCTCCTATCGGATATCCAATATTTTTTTCACTGTTTCAATATGCTGTTGTGCTTTCTTTCCATCACGATTGCCGTTTAGAATATCTGATAAATAAGCTCCTGAAATACCAACAAGCGCAGCTAGTTCTTGTGTCATTTCTTTTTCCCCCTCTACAATTCGTACATAGTGATAATCGAATCTATAATTCTGTTTGCTTCTGCAGAAGTCTTTTTACCGTTTAAAATTAAAGATAAGTAGCTTTTGCTAATTCCAAATCTTTCAGCAAGCATGGTGTAAGTTAAGAACTTTGAACTTTCGACATATTCTTTGATTTTTTCTCTATCTCGTTGAGTGATTTCTGCAATGTCAGTCATACTAAAACTCCTTTCTAACCAATTTCTTCTAAATCCATTTGAGGGTAATAGCCCTCTGCGATTAATAAGTTGTAAATAAACACTCGCCCTTTCTGTGTCCATTTGGTATTCATTACAACTTTAGTGCCGCCATCGGCTTTCGGTATCTCACTTGTGTGCGATTTTGTGTATCCTTGGTTCATATGTTTTCGGTAAAGTATCCATTGTCCGCTAACTTTATGTTGAACACCTAACTCATTTAGCAATTTGTTTAGAGCAATTGCCGACATTCCGTAATCAGCTGCAATTTGAGAAGTAGCTACCGTATCTGTCGATGAAAGAATCGTATCTAAGTAGCTAATCTTTGGTTCGTACTCGGCAATTTGTTGTTCGAGTAATTGGTTCTTTTCTTCTAAATCTGCTGCTAAACGCAATGCTTGTGCAAAACTTTGAGGTACATTTGAATAGCTACCTGTTTTTCTGATTGTCGGAAGGACTTCTTCCATTACCCAAGCCTCAAATTTTTCAGCGCTTGGTAAGTTCGATTTGATAATCAAGCGGTAAACATCTGATTCTGGAATAACTTTGAAAGATTGGCGACGACCTAGCGAATCGCTACCCCATGTTTTTACGGCTTTTTTACAATGTTTATTAGTAGCATCGCTCGGGTTTTTGTATCCTAATGTTTTAGCGACATCATTTGCTACGAAATACGGAATGTCATTTTCTAGAAACGTCCGAACTTCGTTTTGTTCGAAATTGAAAATTTGTGGTGTGTTCATATTTCTCATTCCTTTCTTTTATATTCGTAAACAAATTTAACAACTTTTTAAAAAACTGCGTTGACTTTATTAGATTAATAATCTATACTAAATGCATAGTTAAATAAGACATATAAACTTTGATTTAAAAAGCTTTCTTGGCGGTTGGCATTTATTAATCAATAGTATTTTTTGTTGTCTTTTTAGTTGTTAAACTTGTTTACAAAACATAGTATAGATTAATAATATATATAAGTCAACTATTTTTACATTATTTATCTAAACTTTTTTTGTAAGCATTCAGAAAGGTTGATTTATCAATGAATACTTACGAAATAATAAAGGAGTTAGCAAAAGAAAAAGGATTATCCATTAGACAGCTCGAAATGAATTTCGGGTATTCGAATGGTTATTTAGGAAGTTGGAAAAGACAAACTCCTAATTCTATTGAGTTATCTCGGTTAGCTGATTACTTTGGAGTCTCTGTAGACTATCTACTAGGAAGAGAGAAAAAAGAAACCCCTAAACATGTGGATTTATCAGAAGACGATACTGTATTTTCTTTTGACGGAAAAGAAATATCTAAGGAGACAATGCGTAAAGCGATTGCAATTGCTAAAGCTTTAGAAGAAAATGAATAGTTGGAGTGATGGGTTGTATGTATTTAAAGTTGAAAGAAATGCTGAGTGAGTATAATTTAAAGTTAATCTATATGGAAATGGAAGAACCAGGTTTTTATTATCCAAAACCAAGAATAGTATTTTTGAATGAAAAACTACACGAAGACAATTCTGAAGCTTTTCATTTAGCCCACGAGCTCGGTCATTTCATTGCTTCACATTTTGAATATTCAGTACTGTACGATAACTCTACAACTTTTCATTCAAAATTCGAAACTGAAGCTGATAAAATTGCAATTATGATTTTACTAAATATCTTTATTGAGAATGAACTGACTGATGAATCCCAGTTCAAATTAGAAAATTTCATGAAGTTCTACTCTATCAATAATAAGTTAAGAACAGAATGTTTTAATGTTTGCCAGTCTTATTTCAAGAAAAAATACTCTTGTGCACAGTAAAAAAAAGCCCGTGCTGCAACACGAGCCTCAATCCTATTTCTAAGATTCTTTTTTACATAAAAATCATATCATAGAAATGGAGAATTAAAAATGAAAAAAATGGTTTTAGGATTATTGTTTAGTTGCTTCATGTTGGGCGCATGTTCAACAAATAAAGCTTCTACATCTACTAAGGCAGATACAGCTACAGAATCAAGTTTAAGAAAAGAAGTTTCCGATTTAAAAAAAGAAAACAATGAATTGAATAAAAGAGTTGAAGTATTAACAAATATGTCCGATAACTCTTCTACAGAAAATAGTTCTAATGATGAATCAACAAACGGAAATGTAAAAATTGGTCAATCTGTTGGTTTTACATCTGGAGAGTTAATAACTGTTACAGAAGTAAAAGCAGATGATACCATTGGTTTGATGGATATAAAGGACGGGGAACATCCAGTCGTAGTAACAGCTATTGTTGAGAATAAAACTAACTCACCTATAGATTTCAATAGTCAAACATTTGACTTATACGATGGAAACGATGAATTAGCTAGATTTGATGCTAGTACTTACTCTAATAATGTTCCTCACGAGATAGCTAGTGGTAAAAAGGCTACTGTAGTTATGCATTTTGGAGCAAAAGGAAATGCACCCTACTCTATAACATACGGTCCAGCAACTTGGAACGAATGATAAACTAACATAAAAAAACACGCCCTCTCCCCTACCAAGTTTGTGGACGTGGGATGTTAAACCTATAGTAGGCTTATTTACAGCTTATTAATCAAAGAAAAGAGGAGTAAAAAATGAAAAAAAGTGTCTCTTTTAGGTGTTTTGCTGAGTAGTTTCTTAATTGTTGGTTGTTCACAAAAAGAAACTACAAAAGAATCATCGGATATTTCTAGCATTGAAATATCCACTAATACAAAAGAAACAAAACAAAGCGCTACTGATTCTAAGTCAATAACAAGTTCTTCTGAATCGAGCTGGAATTTCTTTAGATCAGTTATTTCAATTAAATGGTATGGACCCAAATAATTTCTTAATGCACCCAGGAGATCATTTTAGATTTAAATAAATAGTAGAAAGAAGGAAAAGAATATGCCAAGTTACGTTGTATTGCAAGTTGTATTAAAAGAAAAATTTATAGGAAAAGGGTCGCAAAACCTATCAGAACTTGAAAACACTATAAATAGACAGTGTTCTAAAGGTTATCGATTACACACTATTTCCACTACAAACGGTGGTAGTAAAGGTTTCGGTGGCGGCGATAGAATCCAAGCTACTTTAGTTTTCGAAAGTCTGTAAAATAAAAAAACACGCCCCACCGACCATAGCGAGCGTGTTCTAAGAAAAACAAACCTACACAATAGGCTTATTCACGTGTCTATTGTATCAGAGAAAGAGAGTAGATTCAATTGGCTAAATTTGAACAATATAAGAAAAAGAACGGTGAAAAAGCTTGGAAGTTCCAAGCGTATTTAGGAATCAATCCTGAAACAGGAAAGCCTGTTAAAACTACTCGGCGAAATTTTAAAACTCAACGTGAAGCAAAATTAGCACTCGCAAGATTGCAAAGTGAATACGAGGACAATTTATTAAAAAAAGATAAGCCAAAAACATATAAAGACGTATATGATTTATGGATGACTGAATACAAAAGAACAGTACGAGGATCTACATTATTAAAAACAGAAAGAATTTTTAAAAATCATGTATTAGAAGAACTCGGCGACATATATATTTCTGAAATCACCCCTATCAAAATTCAAGAACTAATGGATAAATGGGCAAATAAATATGATACAGCTTCTAAAATGATGAATTACACAGGACTAGTTTTTAAATACGCCGTTCGATTTGGAATGATTGAGTCCAATCCAACAGATGCCATACGCAAACCGAAAAGAAGGAAAAAAGCAACTGTTGAAGAACCATTCTACGATAAAAAACAATTGAAATTGTTTCTTGATGAACTATATAATCAGCCAAACCTAAAGATCCAAGCTTTTTTTAGATTACTAGCTATGACTGGTATGCGAAAACAAGAAGCAGGTGCTCTTGAATGGAGAGATATAGATTTCAAGGCTAAAACAGTCAATATCTATAAAGCCGTTACTAGAACAGCAAATGGACTAGAAATTGACACCACTAAAACGGTTGGATCTAGTCGAATAATTTCAATCGATCAAGGTACTTTAGATAAGCTTCTTGAATGGAAAGAAGTAGCACTTCCCCCATCTGATGATTGGTTGATTTTCGGTCAAACTAATGCTAAAAATCCACACGATATAATGAGCCTTGATACCTCTCGAAAGTGGCTTATGAGTATACAAGACAAAATGGACAAGAAGCAAAAGAAAAAACTACCTAGAATTACCGTACATGGTTTCAGACATACTCAAGCAAGCTTGTTGATCGAAATGGGAGCATCACTTAAAGAAGTACAGTTTCGTTTAGGACATGAAGATATTCAAACTACCATGAACACGTACGCCCATGTATCAAAACTTGCTAAAGAACAATTAGCAGATAAGTTCAATAAATTTATAGATTTCTAGCTATGTGGCATTCAAAATGGCATTCAATTAAATTTAAGTATTGATATAATAGCATTTAAGCAACTCCCTCCGTCTCCATTGTGTATTGTTGAGACAAACAAACAGGTGTAAAAAACGTTGTTAAATCAACGTTTTTTTATTTTTACCAAAGAGAAGAATGAAAGAATTTTGCATTTTTTTGCATCACAATATCATTCTGAGAAAAGGGAAATCCAAAGAGTTAATTTGTCGTATGGTCCCCAGATAAAATCTTTTGTAGTCTGGATTTTTAGATCTTCTTTTAGTTCGCATCAAAAAGCTTAATAATAGTTTGAAGTGAATGCTACTTTAAGAATTCTTGTTCATATTCTTGAATGATTTCTTCCGCTCTTAATTGCTCAGATCCACTCAACTGTTGCTTCACATCTTGATACTCTTCCCTCATATTTTCTAAAACTAACGGAGCCTGATACGCAAACCACTCTGACATAGAATTTTTTGGATACTTCTTTTTATATTCTGGATAATCCATAATCGTGATCAT